CCGAGCGTTGCCAGACACCTGAGCGTCGCCAGACACCTGAGCGTTGCCAGACACCCGAGCGTCGCCAGACACCCGAGCGTTGCCGTACACCTGAGCGTTGCCGTACACCCAAGCGTTGCTTCCCAAATAGCAAGACTCAGCCACATCGGCCGTGTCTGCGACCCAGCCGCCGCCGTTCACGTGACGGCGAGCCGGGACCGGCCCCATGCCGTCACCGAAATCAAACATGTCATCACTCACGACTCGCTCCCTCCCGACGCAGCAGCCCTATCACGCTCAACGTTCGCACGGTCGCCGATAAACGAACCTCTCCCCAGCAGCACCCCGTCGTTGATGATCATGCCGGAGCCGACCACAGCACCAGACTCAAGTTTGGCTCGGCTCCCGATCCTCGCATTGCGTCCGATCTTGACAAAGCCCTCAATCAACGAACTGGAACCCACCTTGACACGCTCATCGATCTCAACTCGTGACCCGATCTCAACTCGTGACCCAATAGACGCGTCATCACCTACCACCGAATTGTCCCCGACATTCGAGAGAGTGCCGACAACCACCCGAGCGCCGATTGTCGCTAGGTCGCCGACTGAACCACCGTGAACCCGCGCTTCGTGATGGACTATTGCACCTAGCCCGACGACCGAGTGATCTTCAAGGACGACTGAGTCGCCGAGCGAGGACTCTGATCCGATTACGCAACTCTCACCGATGTTGACAGAGGAACCGATACTGGATTCCTTTCCGACGACTGTGCCGTTTCCAATACGAGTCCGAGCGCCGATGACGACGCCCTCCGAGATGGTGGCATTCGATGCGACCTGAGCGGATTCGTGGATCTCCACAGAGTCATGAACCTGCGCACTATCGGCGACCCATCCCCCTCCGTTTTCGTGACGATGAGCGGGTACCGGACCAAGGCCGGATTCGACTTCGTTGTCAACGTCGAAGTCGAAGTGCTCCTGCTCTTCTTCCATGTTGGTTGTTTCGGTTGTTTGTTCTTTCGGCTTTGTCATGACTGTGACTGTAACACAAGCACTACCAGTAACGCAACATGCGGATGGGGGACCGTGGCTGATACGATCACCGACGGCGTGTCCATTGCGCCTTCCCACGGTAGATTCCCGGCATCGTTCGCGCCGTCAGCAACGGGGCCGGGAATCGCCGGACGGGCCAGAACGCTGCAACCAGCCTTTCCGGTACGAAACGGCCGGGTTAGCGTGAACCCACCCATGGCACCCAGCGCACGTCCACAACAGATTGTGTGGGTCATCCGTGCCGCCTTGAGATCGACGCAAGACGTGGTGCGCTTCGCTGCCTTGCCCGCTACAAACACCGGACACTGCGATTTCGCACATCCCCCGCGACCGGGTAGCCACCGCGAACCGAGCCGACTTGTATCGTTCCCGCCCGGCTTGTTTCTTGGCCGACGACCGCCGCAGCGGCGTGTGGCGTTTCAATGGTGACCGTTTCACTAGAACGGTTCTGTGCTCGGGTCGGGTTCAACCCCGCATAACGCTTGGAGTAGAGACACGGCAGCGGTCGCGGTAGAGGCCGTCACCGCTCGGAGCCGGTACTGGTCGGCGTAGCGGGCGCGTTCGTCGGACGCTTCCCATGTGTCTTTGGGGGCACCTTCTTCGAGCTGTTTCACCAACGACGCGACGGCGTCTAGGTGTGCTTGAGACGCTAAGGGCGGTCCTTGGTGGACTGGCTCGCCTGCGTGGTGATCTACCGATGCTTCGGTGTCTACCGCGTCGGCGGTAGGGATCATGAACGTCTGCAACAGGAACAGTTTCAGCGCAGCCGAGTACGCTTTGTTCGTTGCTTTGTCGTCGTATGCGTGCGCTTCACCGACGAACGATCCGAGCGGCACCGGGTCACCGGACGGGCCAGTCACCGAGTAGGCACATTTCACTAGGCACTCGATCCGCCGTTTCACGCCGCCGCTGACTTTCACATCGACCGGGTGCAGCTCGTGGTGGATCGTGTCCACGTTCAGCACGAGACTATGGCGCGACAACAGCGGGTGCATCACGTTCATCACGTCCTCGATCCGACGGAACGAGTAGCCGCCCATCGACTTGTCCGCTGTGCCGTTCTTGGAAACAGCGCTGATTTCGGCAGCGACGGCACCTAGGCGCTGCTGTGTCGTCCGCTCATCCGCCAGGCGGTCGTTGGTTGACTGGTCCATTGCATACTTCCCCGAGTTGATTTTGTGGCGCCGGTTTAGCGCCAATACTTCATGCTACGACGACGGTGTGACATCGTGTTGACCTTTGAGTCGTCCCAGATCTTCGGCTATTTCGCGGTGGTCACGTTCGTGACGTTCCCACCTGGCCGATATTTCGTCGCGCAACCCGGCCAATATCGACGCATTGTGTTCGTGTTGCTGCTCGTTCTCTTCTTTGAGTTTGGCTATCTCTTCGACTACTGGTTCGATTGATGCTTTGAACCATCGTTCGATTCTTGGTCCGAACAGGTACCGGAACGCTCCCCACGCCATACCTATCGCGACACCCACTCTTACGATGATGTCGGCGGCGTCTACGGGCTGAAATGAAATGTCCATGAAGTCAGATCATAAGTGGCTGGGCGACCGCTGAGAGTGACCTAGCCGGAGAAAAACACGAACGCAGCGAGACCTATAAGAAGCACCACCAACGCGACGAACAACACGGCAGCGAACCCGCGCAATACACCCAGCAGCTCTTCCAGATGCTCTTGCTCGTCACAGTCTTGGGGTTCGGTTGAGGACACCATCTGGGCGACCGCCATGCACGCCAAAAACGCTACACCGACGGCCAGCAGAACGACCGCGGCGAGGGTCATCGCGCCAAGATCTGGGTGACTTGGGCACGCGAAAGGCCGCTATGGTTCGCGATCGCCGATTTCGATAGTTGCCCACCGAGACCGCGGATCAGTTCGTTTCGGTGGTTGCGGATGCTACGAACCCCGGCAAGTTGTTCTTGCGCCGTGATCGCTTGGCGTTCGGCTTCTGCCTTCGCGTTTTCGTACTCAGCAACCTTGGCACGCAGATCTTCGGCTGTTGCCTCTAACTCGTTCACTTTGTTACCCATGCTGTCACCGTATCAGCAACACAAGCGTTAGGCAAACGCTGCTAGTTGACCCACGACGATTCGGTCACCGCGGCGACCACCGCGCCCGTCGCTACACACCGGTAGGTGCGGGTTCCTTGCTGCGTCGTCTCAGATCGCAGCCGAACAACCCCGGTGCCGCCTGCGATATCGGCGGCGGTGAACAGCGGTGACATTGCCGCGACCGCTTCGCGTAGTTCATCGCCGATCAACGCGCCCAGTTCTACTTCGGTATCGGCAGATGTGAGCACAGTGTCAGCGCCGTCTGGTTCGGTCACGGTTATGGTGACTGCGTCAGGGGTAGTGGGCCGTAGCGGGGTTTGCAGCGTGACTGCCCCGTCAGCAGGAGCCGGGGTGAGCGTGAACGTGGAAGGCGTGACGGTTGAGACGGACGATTCACCTAAGCCTTTGACGGCGACCGTTTGGCCGTCTGTGAGGCCGTGACCTGCCGCGGTGATAACCCCACCTGCGGCGGTGCCCGTGATTTCGGTGTGAGCCAGGAATACGAACGCAACTTCGTCTATATCGCCGACGTGAAGGTTGGAGGCTTGGCAGTTCATCATCGAGAGCCTTTCGTTCGCGTGAACACTTGGGCCAGCTTAGCTGACGCAGCGAACGCGTAGCCTTTAACGATCCGTGCGATCAGCGCGGCCCCGGTCGGCGGGGCGCCGTAACCCCACGACGCGGGGGATCCTCGGTCGTAACCCCAGCCGGGCAGCATCAGTTCTCGATCGTGAGGGTGCGGGCAGTGATCGCTCCCTGAGCGTCTACCGTCGTTGACCATTGGCGTACGATCGTGGCGTTCGGGGTGTCGTCGGCGTAGAGGGTCATGGTGCCGGTGCCGTCGTTGTTGTTGACGGTGACGAGATGGAGGCGGTCGAGGTTGTCAAGGAGGCGGTCGACGCCGATCTGTAGGTTGGATACGGCAGTCAGGACCGTTGACAGGTCCGAGCCACCGGACGTGACGATGGAGCGGGCCGATACCGACACTTCGACCGCCACGTCCCCCGTAGGCGGGAACGTCCATAACCCCTGAGCGGTGTTGCCTGCGAAGATTTGGCTGACCTTGAACGTGTGGTCGCGGTCGTCCAAGACGATGGTCCAATCGTCGTTGTTAAGAAACCAGTAGCCGTCAAGGGTCGACCCGCCGCCTAAGTCGTTGCCGCCGATGGAGTTGAACCACACGACCGGTGACGCTGCGAGTGGGTGGCTCGTAGCCATCTCGTCTTTCCAGTGCGAGTAAAGCGCCTCCGCTGATGTTTCCACCACGGCACCGGTTGTGCCCGACAGGACGACTTGCCGGTTGACTAGGTCGTAGGTGACGGCAAACGGCAACATGACGGAAGTGTACCCGTTCGACTACGCCGGGTTCGAGTAGTTGCGGTCGAGCTGCGGGGCCAACCCTTGAGATCGGCTCGTGGTCACGTCGAGCGTTCCCTGGATGACCTTCTCGTCTAGGTCGGTGAACGTGTAGTAAATCGACCCAAGCGCGGCGTCCACCGAAAAAATCGCGATGCCGGTAGTGACGCCGAGTGCTTCATCCAGCAGCGTGCCGCCGATGCCGGTGAAGATGCGGATGTTCGCGCCGTCTGACAGGCCGGTGAACTCGACGGTCGAGGTGTTCAGTATGGACGTCTGTCCCGACCCAGTGCCGGGGTCTCCGGCGGTGATGGAGCTTGCATTTGACGAGATGGTGAGAGTGTTTGATGGGGAGTCGTTGAATACAGACCCGCCGACAGTCACGCCGGTGAACGTGAGCGACGAGTCCAGCCCAGTAGCGACGTAGAGGTCTCCAGTGATGGTGAGATCGGTGAGATCGGTTTCAGCCGTCAGCCTCGCGTCACCCTGCACTGTTCCTGAAACGTCGGTTCCGTTCAGCACAACCTCGGCGCCTGCGGCAAGAGCGAACGTCGCCGTCCCAGTGACAGCGGGACCGAGCGTCGTGTCTCCCATGCCGAAGAACGAAGCATTGCTGAGAGAGGTGGACCCGACCGATGCGTCCATGTCCCACGCCGCGGCGGTTCCCCAGATGTAGGTGCCGCTGAGCGTGTAGGTGTCCGATGCTGACGGGACCATGTAGACCCGCATTGCCTGAGTGCTGAGCTGGTACGACGGGTCGCCAGGCGAGTTGTGCCCTGGACTGACGATTGTCTTTCCTTCATCAGAAAAGGTGGTGGCCGTGGCGCCGTCGCCGATCTGGAAAGGAAAGAAGATGTTGATCACGTCGCCCGACTGAGTAGCGCACTCGTGGATCTTGGTGGAAAAGTCACCGTCTCCCTGGATGAGGTCGACAGCATCGCTGAATGACGAGGTGCCGGTGAACTTGGGAATGTCAGCGTTGTTGCGCTCAGACGAGAACAAGAACGTGCGGGACCAAAATGCCCAGACCCGAACGTTCGAAGGGGCCGACCCAGCGGTGGTGGCCTTGAATCCTTGGCCCCATGCTTCGACCGCTGACTCGTCCATCGTTCCAGTCTCGGTAAAGCCTGGAGCTAACGGGTCGAGCACGTAAAGCTTTGTGCCTGGGTTCGACTTGCCGCCCGTCGTATCGTTGCCGCCAAGAACCCACTCACGAAAGTTGTCGATTTGGTTGGTGCCGCTGTACACCCGGCCAATGATTCCGTTGTTTGCTGCGGTATCGACGCCCATACGGTTTGAGGCGTTGAACTGGTAGACGCCGAGGAACACCTTGTGGTCGGTGTTCGCATCGAAGGTCCCTGACAGCAACCAGCGAGCGCCGCCAGCGTTGTTGTTGTCGAGTCCCATCTGGGTGGCGTTGGTTCCGCCAATCGGGAGGTTGCCAGAGACCTTAACCCCGCCGCGGGCGCCGCTGCCTGACGTTTCCAGCGGGCCAAAGTGAACGGCGTTCGGGTCGGAGTTGAGGGCGAGCGTGTGGAGGTTGACCGCTGCGGGGATGCCGAGCGCCATGGGCTACGCCGGGTTCGAGTAGTTGCGCTCAAGCGACGGCGCGGCCGAGAGAGGCACGCCGGTCGAGGTCAAAGTACCCTCTGCGGTGATGTACTGCGCAGTGTCGAGGCCGATCACCACCAAGATCACTTCACGATCGTTTCCGCCGGAGCCTGCCCCGTTTTGGTCAACGTCGTAGGCGTAGGAGAACGTCTCCTGTGCAGTCGTGACAGTGCCGGTGATCGGGTTGCCGAGATTGTCGGTGACGAGCGGAGCGCCGAACTCGCCGTAAACGTCGGACGCTGCGGCGTAGGCGTCGCCATCGTTGTAGAACAGTCGGTAGGTGGCTTGGCCGTCATCGACGGCGTTCGCTCCGAAGTTGAGAACGACAGCGCCGAGCGTCGGGAACGTCCGCACCGTGCCGGTATTGTCGGTCATTTGGACAAGGCCGGTCTCGGTGGCGAGGACTGGCGCGATGTTCACCCCGGCGCCGCCAGCGTCAGGGTTGCTCACCTGGTTGAGTACCAGCACATCGCCGACGTACTCAAGGAACTCTGGCGTCAAAACGCCGTACTGGACAACGTCGCCTGCCGTTTCGTCAATGTCGGCGGGGTCGAGAAGTCGGGCCTGAACGTACTCGTAGACCTGCTGAAGTGTGCCGCCGTTCGAGTTGATCGTGACACCGAAATCGTATGGGCCGTTCGCTCCGAGCGAGAGCGACTGGGCAGTCTGGTGGAACTCGATCGACATGCCATCGTACGGAGCCGCGCCACCGTTGGCATCAGCGAAAGAAGCCGAGATCTTGAGATCGGCGGTGATGTCGCCGGTCACCAAGCCATAGAGCTGTGGAGCGAGGCCGACCGCACCGATGGCGGTAGAGGTGCCGCGAGCGTAAGTCAGGCCATACTCGCGGATGACGATGACGGCCTCGTTTGCGGAGTAGTCAAAGTCTGGCGTGCCGTCGGCGTTGTCGTCGCGGTAGATCATGAACGGTTCGTTCACGGGAAGCGTCGCGAGCGTGTCGCTGATGTACCCGCCAGTGAGGGATTCGGTAGCGCCGCCAGTAGCGCCCAGGTAAATCTTGGTCGCGGTGGCAGGGTTTGTGACGGCCGACGCATCACCGAGCGCCTGAATGCCGATCCACCGGGCCGTGACCACACCGGACGTGTTACGCACAGCCCAACCCGCCGACTTCACAAGATGCCGGGTCGTTTTGTCGGCAGCGTCTGTGCCCTCGAAATCCCACCCGTTGATGAGTTCGCCGCTGTCGTCGGTGATCAGCTCAATCGGGAATGGCAGCGCGGCGTAGTCGTCGTCGCTGTCCCATAGTTCCTTGGCCTTCGAGTAGATCGCCTGAAACTTCACGCCGTCGGCGTCCATGTTCGAGTCGAACGACGGGTCAAGCCCGATCCGCAACGTGGCCGGGTTGAACCAGATGTTGCCGGTAGCGACGCTGTAGTCGCTCGCAACGGTCAGGTCGTCGGGGTCAACAGCAATGGGCATGGGGGCTGGTCCTCATCGGTTTGGGGTTGCTCTACGCCGTAGATCCTAGCTGATCGCCTATCGACGTTAGGGGACAGTGATCAGCGTTGAACAGTGCCCGCGACAATCACGGCATGTGGTCGTGTTGCGGCGTCAACGGCTACCGTCGGCGCTGATCCTGCGATACTCACAGCCGCAGGGCAGGCAGTCACCCACGTTCTCGTTAACGGCGATGACGCGGCGACCGCGTCAGTCACCATATGACGGCTGAACTCGTGCGCCGAGCAGCAGCCCGGCTTGCGGCCAGCGGGTTTCGAGCCAACGAGCCGCGGCGTAGTAGACGGCAGTGACAACTGAACTCAGCCCGGCGATAAGAGCGTCAGACTCGATGCCGGTCACGCCGAAGTTCTCTTCAAGGAGACCAACTGCTAGGCCGACCAACATAGGGACGTAGGTGCGGATGTGGGAGATGGCGAAATCGTTCATGGAACGGATCGTAGCTAATTCATCGAAGGAGAGTGAGGACCACCACTCCATTTGCTCCTGCGCCGCCGAGCTGCGTCGTGTCTGTAACCCCATCAATGACGGCTCCTGTCCCACCGCCGCCAGGGAACCTGCCATCGAACCCAGGAGCCGAAGTAGACGATTTGGAGCCTCGCCGTTCGCCTGAACTGGATGCCCCGCCGCCGCGGCCTTGTTCCATGCGTGTGCCATGCGCCGACGCATAACCGCCATCCCCGCCCGCTAAAAGCAACTGGCCGACCGTAGCAGCCCCGCCATTGCCCGGCGCTGCGATGATGTTGTCGCGTGTAGCCGAATTGACGGTTGCCACGCCGGGGTTTCCGCCGCCTGCTACAGCCAACGAACCGAACGACGAAGCACCGCCAGCAGCACCGGCTGCACCACCTGAGCCTACGGTTACAGAGACAACGGCGTCGAGGTCTGCGAGTTGCAGAACGGACTTTGCTGTAGCGCCACCGCCTCCGCCTCCGCCTGCGGAGAATCCGTTAGACGCGTCAGTTTCGGCTGTCGCGCCTCCGCCCCCTGCTCCGATGACGACCACCTCCACAGACGTAGCCCACGGATATGACGCTTTCGTGAACGTGCCAGAGGTTTGGAATACGACCATCTCGCAGGATTTAGCAAGCTGCCGCTGGTCCGTGATATCGGCCCCAACGATCTGAACTGCTGACGCTGTGACATCTACACGTGCAAGAACGATCGCTGTTCCGGTGACCGCGGGAACTGTCGGGGATGGCGCAGGTGTTCCTTCCACAACTTCGAACGCGATTTCGTCTGCCAAGTCGCCTAACGCAGTGTCGGTAACCCTCAAAACGATCAGGTCGATGCGGGCGTTAGAAGGGTCCGACGGAGACACTGGCACGTTGACCGTGGCGTCATTTTCGGCGTAATAAGAACCTTGGTTAGCGGCCGCAACTACGAACGCCTTTCCAGCGGCGATATCGACTGACATGTTGGGCGAACTGTCACGCTCGGCGACTGCCAACCCCTCCAGAGGCCCGTTGTGGCCGCCAGACAGGTAGCTATACAACCGGCGCACTTCTACGGCATCTGCGCCAGCGTTTTGGTGGTGCAATTTGGTTGTGATGGTCATTTGGTTTCTCCAAATAGTGCTAGGGGGAATCTAGCGCGCGTGATGTCTCAACCGCTGCGATACGGTTCTCGATCTGCCTCGTTATGGTCTGTTCATCGGAAAGGCCCGGCGCCCCTACACGGGCAACCTGTAGCCTCACCTGTTCAACGCCCGCCTCAACTGTCACGGTCACCTGCGCAATCGTGACTAGCTCATCGACCGACGCGAACCCTTCGTAAGTGAAGAGGGTGGTGTCGCCTAATTGGAACACTGATGGGTCAGGCCGGAACCCTTGGGCTAGTTCTAGGGTGACGTGTTTCGTCCGCAACCCTCGGCGGGTTAGGTCGGACAGGGCTACTGATTGCAACACTGCGGGGTCAAGCGTAGGGACACCTGAACGGACGTATTGCCAAACTGTTGGGAGTGTTGGTGATGACACGCTGTTAACAACCGGCAATTGGGCCAGCGGGTCAGTGCCGCCGACTGCTATAGCGAAATTGGCGTAATCGTGATGCTGTTCAGCCACAGACACCACCGTCGAGTTTTGCGCAGTGAATTCGTCTGCTAGCCGTCGCCCTACCTGCGAATCGTGGATTACCCTGACCTTGTATTCTCCGGCTGGGTTTTGGTATGGCACGAACCGGGTCAGAAAGTCGTCTTCGGTGTTGATCCGGTTGATCTCTTCCCCCACGTTCCACAACGCCGACGCCGAATAGTTGTAGGCACGTTGAGCGTTCGTAGGGGCGTCGAACGTTGTTAGATCAAAGCCGTCGATCCCCCCTACATGGGTGATGATGTTGTTGACAACTTGGTCACTCGAAACAACCGCGCCAGATGATGTGAGCGTTGTCGTGATCCAACGTCTTCGGAAGTAGCTTAGCCAGCCAAGGCACGCTATATCGAGCCGCCCAGCAGCCGGAGATTCGGTGACCGCCGCTACGAACCCGCACCATCGCAACTGCCCGTTTATTTCGATCCAAACCGACGACCGGGCCGGACCGAAATTGTCGGTGTTGGCGAGTGGTTGAACGTTAGGAGCGACTATCTGGGCTGACCCGGCGCCGCCTAACGCTTCGGTGTAGGTTAATGACTCGATGTCAAGCTGACCGGTTGGTTGTCCGCCAGTAGGCCCGAACAAGACGCGTGTGTCAGTCATGCCAGCCACGCAGACCGAAACGAAACGACCGCCGTCGCTCCAACCCCGATGCCTGAGAACCTCAAAACGTTGACGCCAGGTGACAGGTCAAACAGAACGGACCCTGTAGCGAGCGACGCGAACCTAGACGCCACCCCTCCCAGTAGTACAGTCCCGGCTCCTGTGTCGACTTCTAGAGTCGCCCCGGCATCTAGGGACTGCAACACAGTGAACGATTCGCCTGTGGTGACGTTTTGCAACGTGGGCGACTGGACGGCCCCGGTGAACGTGACCGACAACGGCGTCACGGTGTTGCCGGTGTTATCGATAACTGCAGTGTTGCCGTCGGCGGCCTGCCCCCAATCCAACGGCCACGTCAACGGCCACGTCAACCCCTCACCTGAATCATCCTCGATCTGCAACGAGACGACCGTTTGGTTCGCGTCAAATATGCGCGGGTCAGTGGCGTGCATCTGGAACGTTTCGCGTGCCCGCCCGATCGTGAACTGTCGGTCAACGGTGACGCCTGCACCGCCGCGCGGTCGACAATAGATCCGTCGCAGACCGCCGCCCGCGACGCCTGGGATCTGGAACTCTAAAGCGGTTTCGGTCCGGCCGCCGCCGACCTGCCACGCATCCACCAGCGCGGCGCGTTGCGTGTCTAGATCATCGTCGTTGTGGGGCCGTAGTTCGGTTGTGAACGTGATCGTCCTCCCGGTGTACCGATCCGACCCGGCGAACTGTCCGTCGCCGAGACGTTCGATATCGGACGCCAGCACAGGCAAGGCAGATAGTCCTTGGACGGTGATGACGTGCGTGTCGGTGCCTTTGCCGATCGTGTGGCCTTGGTAGGTGAACTGGCGCAGCGCGGTCATAACGTCCGATTCTAGTAGGGCGAATATGCCCGTGCGAGTTGCAACGCAGCGTCAACATCGGACGGGGTAGGCATCGGGTTTGTGACGTTGATCGTGGTTTGGTTCGACCCGCCGCCCCGCAAAATCTGGTCTACGTCGTCGCGAGAAAGAACAAACTCGCCGGTTTGTAGTACAGCGGGAACTTCGCGGGCTACACCGCCAAGCGTGCCGACCATACCGCCAGAGTGAAACCGGGGTATCGGGTTGTTGGGCAAATCAATTGAGAACGGCCCGACACCAAGACTGTCGGGTATCCCGGCGTTGAGCCGGTCAATGACTTGGGTGTTAAGTACCGATTTGATCGCACGCGCAAGGCCGTTAGCTAGGTCACCTGCGAACCCTGACACCGAAGTCAACCCGTCACCGATGCCGTTAATGATGTTCGCGCCGATCGACCGGGCGGCCGAAACAACATCGGACGCTACGGTACGCACAGATGTGAGCAGCGAAGCTAACCCGCTGCGTACCTTGTCCACAGCGGTCGACACGGCCGCCGACAGAAACGACCAGTCCCACAACTGTTTCACGGCTTGGATAACGACGGCGACAGCTCCCCGCACCGCACCGAATGCTGTTTCAACGATCCCGCCGAATGCTTCCCACACGCCTGAGAACACTTGTTTGATGCCTTGCCAGGCTTGTCCCCAGTCGCCTGTGAACACACCGGTAATGAAGTTGATCACGCCACGCAGCACGTCCACAACGCCCGAGATGACCGAGATGATGCCTGACGCGGCTGACATGACGAACCGGACCAGGTCGTCGCCGAAAAGCCGCCAAGCCCCCAACACGGCGGCTACGACGGTTCGGACTACTTGAGAGACGGTTTGCAACGCTGCGGTGATCGTCGCTTGGATTTGGTCCCAGTTGTCCCGGGTCCATCGGGTGACCTGCGCGAACACGGCGCCCACTGTTTCGCCGACATCTTCGATCACAGGCATGACGTGGCGTTGGAATGCGTCTACCGCTGCGGGCATGTGGTCAGAAAGAAACCCGCCGAACATTTCCAACGCTGGGATCACTCGCTCATCGATCATGTCAACCGCCGCGGATAGGACTGGTTCGATTTTCACTAGCGCCCGGTCGCGCAGGATCTTGAGCCGGTCTGTCCATACCCGTGTGGCTTCGGCGGTTTCGCCGACAAGCCCGGCCTGATCGCCGATCACGTCGTTGAGGCTGCTGAGGTCTACGCCTGAGTCGATCAGCTCAGCGATAGCGCCCCCGGCCGTGGTGCCGAACGTCTCGTTAGCGAACGCCAGCAGCTCGGTTTGTGATGTCAACCCGGCGGCTTGTTCCGCGAAATCTTGGACCGCTTGGGCCTGGTCTTGCCCGGCCTGAATCGCCGCGTCAGCGAACTGCAACAGCGGGGTTTTCAGTCGTGTGATTTCGACGCCTGCCCGGTTCGCTTCGCCAAGGAACGCGGCGGCGCCTTCGGCCGATAAACCGACGGACTGCAACGCTGGCCCCATCGATTCGAGACCAGACAGCAGGTTCTCAGAACTGATGCCGTAGTCTTGTGTTGTTTTCAGCAGGTCGCCGAAGAAATCGTCGGCAGTGTCGGCCGAAACCCCGAATTGGTTCATGATGCGAGCCGCGTTGTCGGATGTGGCGGCTACGTCGGCGTTCATGACTTCGGCGAACTCTACGGCGGTGCGGGTCACGTTTTCGAGATCGTCGCCGGTCAACGCCAACTGTGTAGCGATGGCCCCGACGGCGCCTGATACTTCTTCCATCCCGGCTGGGACCGTTCGGAAAACGTCCATGAACTGTTCGTTCAGCCCGGCTAGGTCCTCGCCGGACGCTCCGGTAGCGATACGGATGTTGTTTTGTGCCTGCTGGAAATCGGTGCCGAGTTTGATCGCCCCGGCGCCTAACGCTGCGGTTGCTGCTGCACCGATCTTGGCTAGGTCCCCTAACGCTGAGGTAGCGCCGCGTGTTGCTTTCTTGAGGTTGTCGGCGTCGCCGAGTATGCGTACAAGAATCGAAGCTTTTTTGGACGCCATAGAAACCAGCCTACTTGTCTTTGGCCCGTTGCTTGTTCACCCTATGAACAGCAGCGGCGAGCGCGTGGATCTCTAGCTGCGACGCGTTGTACCAGTCGTCGCGGGTCATGTGCCCGCCAGTGTTAAGAACCGTGACCCAACACTGGGTGAGGCGTTCTAGGCGTCGCTGCCTTTTGGGTCGTCGTCGTCCTCGGTCTCGATCTCAAGAACGAAATCGCCGGGTTTCGCGTCGAGCACGTCATCGATCGTCGCGTCAGGCCGTACCTTGCACAACGCGATGAACGTCATCGCAGTGACTACCTTGTAAGGAAAGTCCTGGCTCTCCATCATTTCGCCGAGCGCTGCGAGATGAACCCCGGTGTAGTCCTCGAAAAACTCGATTTGTCGGTTCGTCATATCGCTGAACGCGAACTTGAGTGTGCGGGTTTCCATTGCTTGCCCCTTCCCTGTTGCCCGGTTCAATCGAGCCGGTTATCAGCAATCACCTTAGCAACACCTCGTTCGTACGCCTCGAACACTTCGCCAGCGCGGCGGTCTGCTGCTTCGTACAAGAACGGTTGAGGCCGGATGCCTCGTTTCTCCCAACCGAAATGGATCGGCCCGGCGTAAGGCACTCGGGCACGACCGGCCCGCACGACAGCACCCGCCGCCTGACGCGCTGATCGAACCGACCCGGCAAGCGTGCCACTGATACGCGGCACTGTTTGGGTTCGGGCTGTTCGGGCGACCAGCTCGCCGACCTGCTGATTGACTTCTTTCAGGTCGGCGATGCCGGTTTCGGTTTGGCGTAGAGCACGGCGCAGCTCGCGGCCGCCTTCTACTTGGATTCTGGCCGCCATCGTCTACGACGTGGCGATGACCGGGTCGCCTTCGCTCATCATTTCCAATGAGAACGTCATCCGTTCACCACGAGTCGCGCCCGACAAGAACGGGATCTTCGGAACCAACGCCTGAAAAGTAGCGGACGGGTTATCGATCGACACGGCAGCATCTGACGGTTTGACAATGACCGTCTGTTCAGTCAACGCCATGGCGCGCAGCGCTTCGTACGACGAACCGGCACCGAAACCGAGTTCGATCTCGACGCTGAACGTCCACTGGTCCTCACAGAAATTGATCGCGTCGCCGGGTTCGAGCGTCACTTCTCGTGACATGCATTTGAACTCGGTGCCACCGATCGAAATGGACGGGGTAACAATTTTTCGGGCAGTCATTGCTAGCCCTCCTTTTCTTTGTTGCCGCTAGAAGCGGGCTTTACGAACTGGTCACCGAACCGTAGCGCTTGAGTGAGCGCTACGGAAGGGTTCGGGACAGCGTCGCCGGTAACGAACGACTGGGCGCCGATCGACCAGTCACAGACGGCCACGAACTTGCGGGGTTTGGGTGTGGACGGCATCACTCAGCCTCTCTAATCAGCATCGGGGTCAACGCTACCACGACCTGATACACGGAACCGGCTGGCCCATCAAATTCGGTCATGGTAGACACAGCCTCAATTTGGACACCATCTACGTCCGGCGAGTCTGCCGACTGGAACGCTTCGTGCATGTCGTTGGCTCGGCACTCGAACCACTCCAAAGCGACCTGCGCATCGACCGACCCGGCGACTGTCAACACAGCGTCAAGCCGCACGCTGTAGCCACAAAACGGCATGTCGGCGTATTCGAGCCACGGATCGCCAGGGACGACCACGCACGACGCCGGAACACCGAGAGTGTTGAACCCTGGCTTGACGCCTCCCTGGAACACTTTCAACGGTTCCAGAATGCTGCATACGGCTTGGGCAGCGCGTCTTGCGGGGGTCATGGCGTGGGCGGCGGCATGTACGGCCGGATCAGGGCGGCTACGTCAGGATCAAGCCGAGAAACACGGATCGCGAAATCTCCGCCTGCCGCGGCGATAACGCCGTTCGCTGAGTGCTGCCTGGTCGAGAGCCGGGCGGCTTCGAGCAGGATCGCTTGCCGTACAGGGTCAGGACAAACCGCCGTGTCGGTGGGGAGTAGAGCAGGGTCAAGTTTTTGGCGGATCTTGGACGACGCCGCGGCAAGGACATCCACGAGCACGGCCGAATCAGACCCCAGGTTGTGGGGTCCTAGCCATTCCTCTAGGTCGGTGCGGGTCGGCCAGACAGCCATATCACGCCTTCTTGGCGGCGGCTTTCTTCTTCGGCTTTGGGGCCGGATCTACGCCGTCAGCGGCCGCTGGTTTGACGGCGTTGTCAGCAAACCACTTGTCAGCAGCAACGCATTCCTTCGGGTCGACCCCTTCAGGCAGGTTGGCATCGTCGTGGATGACGCCGTTGCAGATTACTTGCGCCATGACAGCACCTTTCTTGGTTGTTGCGGGTTGGAGGGTTGGGGTTTATCGGGGGACTACCCCAACCCTCCAATATCCGTGTGCAATGGGGTTTAGGCCAGGGCTGCCTTGACGAGAGCACCAGCAGCCAACACGTTGGCGGCGCCTTCGACTTCGGCGAGGATGGTCAGCTTGTTCTCAATGAACTGCTGGTCGATCCACCCGGTGGTCACCATGATGTCGCCACCCAGGAACAGCTCCACCTGCTTGAGATCGCCGACGTAGGCGTTGCCCGCCGGGATCGAGGGAGACACGATCAGCGGGGTACGCCAAATGTTTTGGACCTGTGCCGGGGCTTGACCTGGGGCATACGCTGCGTTCGCGATCTGCTCAAGGTCCAACGCTTCTGCGTCGGTCGAGTTGAGCAAGATCGACGCCGGACCGGCGCCGAGCTGAGCGCCGCCGATCTGCGCCTTGGTCACTGCACGCCGAATGGTGCGGTGCAGATTGGTATCGAACGCTTGGGCTTGGAAACCGGTCGCGGTGTTCAACGCGGCGGCTACCTTGGCCTGCAACCGGGCCAGTACACCGTTGACCAGGAACCCGTCGACCTTGGACCGCATCAACACGTTGTGTGAAAGGGTCTGGTTGGTGACTGGGATGTGGTGGGCGACAGTGTCAAGGTTGACAGTCGTAGGCGTCCACGTAAGCGTGGCTTCCGGCTTCGTGCCGCCTTCAGCCACGTCAGCAGCAACGTTGGTGAACGTCGCGTTGAACGTCTTGACAGTCGTAGGCGCGTTCGGGACGACGGTGATGGCCTGCATCAGATCGATGATCTCGAACGGTTCGGAACCGTACCGGACCTGGTCGGGGTAAACGCCGGGGTCGGTCAACAGCGCAGCTTTGATGTCCAAACTGACGGCGTCCATTTGGGGGCGGGTCTTGGACTCGGTGATCTTGCCGCCGTTCGCAGCGAGCATCGCCTTGTACTGAGCCGAGTCGACAACCTGCTGACCGATCGAACCGGTCGGGGCTGGTTCGTTGACCTTCACAATCGGAACGGACGCTTCGATCTGGGCCAACGTTTCGGCGTCAAGCTGTGACTGCTTGATCGATTCGGCGGCCGTTTTGGCTTCGGCGACTGCCTCGTCAAACGCGGTGCGTTCGGTTTCGGTCAGGTCGCGTTCATCTGCGACCGCACGGTCGTAGATGTCTTGTGCGGTCTTTGCAGCAGCCGCGCGCTTTTCTTCAAGTGCCTTGACACTCATGTTAGGTCCCCTCCTTAGGGGTCACGGGGCTGCTCAATTCGAGCAACGCCAGGGATACCACCGGATCTGGTCCGGTGGCCTTCGGCGAGGCGCCGGAGGTCTTTGCTTGCGCGGTGGTGTTGTCCGCTTCGGGTTCGGGTTCGGATGACAAAATGGTGTCAGCAAGGCCGTACTCAACGGCTTCGGCCGCGGTCATCCACGTTTCGTCTGACATCAGATCGAGCCAGTCGGACGCTTCGAGGTCGCTGCCTGATCGTTCGGTGTAGATGTCGGCGATGTTGACGTTCTGCTTTTCCAGCAGGTCGGCGGTCTTGTGTAGCTCGGCTGAGTCGCCGACTGCGACGGTCCACGCGTTGTGGATCATGACTTGCGCTCCGGTCATGATCTGTCGTTCGTCGCCTGCCTGAAAAATCACGGACGCTATCGAAGCGGCCAGGCCGTCTACTCGTGTGGTGACTCGTGCCGGGTGCGCCCGTAATGCGTTGTAGATCGCGATGCCGTCGAAAACGTTCCCGCCGGGAGAGTTGATCTCAACCCTGATCTGTTCAGCATCGATTTTGTCGAGATCTTCTGCGAGTTGTGAAGCGGACAGACCACACCAGTCATCGATGGGTTCGTAGATGCGAAGAACGGCTTCGCCGTTGATGTTGGTCAGCGCGTACCATTCACGGGTCTGGTCGGCCATTTGGGCGGCCACAACGGCCGGAGTGAGCGCGGTTGGTTTGGTCATCAGATCGATCAGCTTTCTGCCTGATTCGTGGAATCAGACGGGTTTGCCTGACCCCCTTCTAGCACATTGAGCGGCACCACTAGTTCATCTGCGCCGGGTTTCGGCGGCAAGCCGAGACGTTCGCGGGCTTCGTTACGGTCCACTACCGGCGCGCCCGCTGCTTTGGTCAACTCCGCGGCTTGATCCTCGAACGTCGCACGCACCGAGTCACGCACGTTGAACTGACCAAAAACCGGGCGGGCCGGTTCGATCAACGGCACAGCCCGCACGTTGAATGCTTGTTCGATCTGCTCGAACCATGAACCCAACACGTCGCCGTACAAGATTTCCCGGTACACCGACGCGTTAGAGTAGTTGCCTTCCATGAACCCGATCAGAGACGGATGGACGTGGTAGGCGCCAGCAACTTCGGAGATCGAGAACCGCCGCGTTTCGATCTGCTGTGCCGAGTCGGGCGTGATCCCGTTCGACAGCTCGTTGTACTGCATCCCATCTTCAATGATCGGAATGTTTCCCGACAACGACCCACCGGCGGCGAACTCTTGCAGACCTTCGCGGAAGTAGTCAAACGCTGATTTGCCGGTCTGTTCGTTCTTGTCGCGCCATTCGGGAGCGTCGAGACCGCGGCTGATCCAGCCAGGGAACCGGCCGCCGTTGGCCCACAACTCGCGGCGGTACGCTGTCGATTGTTTCTGTTCTTCGAGGATGTCAGCGAGTGACGCCATCGGTGACGTGTCGCAATCGGCCGGATAGCCATCGAGCCAGAAACACCGGTCCAACGCGACAGGGTACTTTGTGCCGTCCGCCCTAAGCGCAGAGATCGATGACGGGCGGCCGCTGGCGCCGCGCACGAACTCCCAATGGGTAGGAGGGACCCGCACGATCCGGTAGGTGCCGTCGAGTTCAGTCACGACAAGCGCCATGTACCGATCCCACAGACACAGATCAATGACGAGCGTGTGAATCCATTCGTAGTTCGTTGTGGTCCGATCAGGAGCGAGCAACGTATCAGCGAACCCATCCCCGACCCCAAGCTTCTTTTGGTCTTGACCGTCGCGCTGGTATGCGCTCAGCCCGATCTTCGCGATCGATTTAGCAAGGAACCCAGTGACCGTGCGAATGGCTGGTTCTTTGCGCCAAATCTCGACCGGATCAGACCCGAACCCCGACGTTTTGAACGCCCGGTTGTTCACGATCCGCATGTTGGAATCGAACGAGTAGATGCGGTCGTTCATCGTGACGGGTAGCCCGTCATGGTAGACGGTGATCGATCCGGCCATAGTGACTTTGAGTGTAGCAGCCTGCTAGCTCATGGCTGTTGGACCGTTTGAATCCACACGATCCGGCCGCGGTGAATCACCGCTTTGCCATCCATGCGTTGCGTTGCGCGTTCGGCATGAACCGAGACATCGATCAGGATAAGCACGTCGCCGCGTCGCGATTCGACTAGTCCCGATAGGGCCGGTCCGTCATCGAGTTGGACCATCACGCGCGTCGTGCGTAGCGCTTTCCACTGCCACCACCGCCAACCGACTGAACCGGCCGCCGTCGCCGCGATGATCAAGACCGTGATGATTGCGATTTCTGCCATTCCCATTTCTCCCACAATTTCGTTTCTAGATCGTCAACAGTCCGCCGTGATCGTACGCCGAACCTTTGCGTTTCGACGGTAACCCGTCCGCAACCGAGAACGCGACAGTAGCAGCGACCAATGGTTCTACTGACGTGGCCCGCCGGTCCCACATCCACCCGTCCTCTGTGCCGTACCGGCGCGCGCCGGTCGTCAACGCGACAGTCGAAAGCCGCGCGTCGCCGCGGTGAACTAGACCGCCTGGAAGCGCAGCAGCGAACGACGAGCACGCTGCCGAATACTGACCGGCCGAGATCTTCACAAGTTTGACACTGCGTTCGTCGGCTACCCGTTGAAGCATCGGGACCAGCGCCTTAGCCGGTCCGGCAGAATCCACCGCGATGGTCGTAATGTCGTTGCTGCGTGACAGCGCGGCGACAAGCCGCGACTCGATCCACGCTGTGCCGTCTTGAAAATCGATCACCTCGATCTGTCGAACCCCGTCGGTGTTACGTCCGCACACCGACAACGCGGCGCGGTCTTGCGAGAATCCGGTATCCACCGCGACCACGACACTCCCGACGATCTGAGACGACACATCAACCGCTGCGAGCCAGTCGGCCTCAGCGATGCGGGACTGTGTACGTTCCAACGGCAACGGGTCCCACACGTTGAGATGTTCACGAGCGAACAACTCGTCACCAAACCGGCGCCGCTGCTGCACAAGGAAACTCTCGCTGATCCGGCCAGCACGAAACGCCGGGTTGACTTTCTTGCAGATTTCTATGTCCGACACGTCGGGGGTAGTTGACTCGGCGTGTCCGTTCTCGGACAGCTCGACTTCCTCGGCGGTGTGCTCATACCAAGCGAACCCGTCCGTGTCTCCCCGTAGTGCTCGTTTACGTTGCTCCCACCACCAACGCGACTTGGCCCCGACCCCGGCCGTGCCATAGACCAGCATTTGCGGGTTCGGGTTCGCAGCCAACACCGGAGTGAGCGACGCCAAATGTTCAACGTCGCAATGCTGCGCCTCATCCACAATCAGTTTCCCGATGTCGTCCAACCCGCGTCCGCCGCCGACGGTCCGTGTCCGGTAGATGATCTCACCATCGTTATGGAGCCTGATGATCTTGTCCCCGTTGCCGTACTTGACCTTCGCAACCCGACGCCGCAAATCCCCATGTGACTCGAACGCGGCGACCATCCGTTCATGAGCACGAGTAGCGGTCGGGATCTCATGCGCGGTGTGCACGATCGGCGTCCCGTCAAACACCAGCCCGGCTAGCTCGATCGCTTCTGCTTCATCGCCCTTGCCGTTCTGCCGCGCCATCGACCGGCACACAGTCTCAGCCAGCCAACGCCCCGCACCGTTACGCGCTGTCGCCAACACCACTGACAACTTCTGAGCATCATCCAACGGGTGGACGTAATGCTCATACAGCTCAATCGTTCTAGCTGCTTCGTCTAGATCGGCGCCCTGAAGATGGGGGCTTACCAGAATCCCCATTCCGTCGTTGTTCCAACTCGTCAACAACTGATCCAACATTCACGCCGACCTTCTCTAGCTCATCCCGCAAAATACGACGCTTTGCGGGATGAGCTAGAGAAGGTCGG